GGCGTATTTCCAGCCAAGACCACCGAGGAGTTCTGTTACCGATGGGAGTTTGTTCCCGGCTTCGTCCTTATAAACTCGTCGCGCTTTCTTTTTCATCCCGGGACCTTTCCTACAAATTTCATGACGTCGGGAACGAGTTCGCGGATTAGACCGGCACGCGCTTCGTTCGGGTACGTCTCGCCGCGACACCATTGAAACGCAGTTTGTCTCGAGACGCCTATCTTTTGGATCGCGCGCTTGTCACGAAGCCAAGCCTTCGCGAACTCTTCTCTCGAGAACATATAAACAGAATCACCAAAAACGTAAAATCTCATTTTGACATTTCCAAAGTAAAAGGGAGGGGGGGGATCCCCCCCTCCCGGAATGGCTATCGCTTGTATTTTGCGATCAATTCTTGGCCGTCTTCGCCGAGTTGCGACGCAAGAGCCTGGATTCGGTCCCAGGCTCTTTGACCTCGCATCCAGACATTATGGTCATCGCTTCGCGCGAAGTGCCAATCGTGCGCTTTGAGCGCAGCCTCGAGTTTTTCTTTTAGATCTTGCATGTCTCACCTCATGAAGCTAGGCGCGCGCTTCGTGCTTTTTGCTTTTGGGGTTGCGGGTTCGGTCGCTTCGGGAATCGACACGTCGTCGATCGCCGCGAATCGTTTAATATCGTTCGACGCCTCATATCCATTCTGAGCCGGTCGGACGACGACGGAGATCAGACATTCTGCGTCGATGAGTCGCGCCATATCGCGCTCGCCGGGAAGCCCAACGGCCTCGAGAAGTTGCGCTAGTTGCCGACGTGCGATCGTTTGCGCTTGTTCATTCTTATTGACCACGTTCAAACCGACGAGGACTGTTCGGCCCCGGTGGCTCGGGCCAATGATGCGCCACATCAACACGAGACGCTTGCCCGTTCCATCTTTCGTCGGCTTCATCTCCGCGCGATCGACGCGCGCTTCGTAGATCCCTTCGGGGATGGGGGCAAAATTGTCTTCCGCCGGCTCCGCGGCGGCGGTATCAAAATCGAGATTCAGTTCATCGTATGACATGATTTTTCCTTTCTGTTTGTTATCCGCGAATTTTCGCTACGATTTGCGCGAGATCGGCGACCTCGTATTGATCTAATTTTCCGCTGCGATCTTTTGCGTCGGCGCGTTGGTCGCCGCTCGTTTGAAGCCAGCGTTCCAGTTCTCCCGACTCTTTGTCTTGCGCGGCGAAGAGATGGAAGACTTCATCGAAAAGATATGGGATCGATTGACCGAGACGAGACCCGGGCATCGAGATCGCCGACGAGATCCTACCCGTCGATTCGTCCTTAACTTTCTCCGCTTTCGCGGAGAAGTAAACGCCAAGCGGCAGGTCACGGAACGCGCGAGCCAGCGCGGTACCGGTTTCGATCACTTGCCCGTACGCTTGCCGGGGATCTTTGCTCGTCTCTTTGAACTCCGCCAAAGCGACCTCCATGATCTCGGAGTACGAATCAAGGGCGCACCATGCGTAGTCGTGATCGCTACCCTTCAAAAAAGCGTACGCTTCGCGGACGTCGTCGAGACTAGATATCTCCGCGACATCGGCGTCAACGTCGGCGATTGAAAGAAGGCCGGACTCGGCCGACAAGATTAGAGTCTTGCCGGGGATCGTCCGAATAAGACTCGTTTTCCCGGCGCCAGCGGCACCGTAAACGCAAAATTTAATTCCGTTATTCTCGACGGAATCTTTGACCGATCGAATCTTCAGAGCCATGACAAGGCCTCCGTTTTGTTTGTGTTGATCGCAAGGTAAAGATAGTTGTTTACTCAGTCAATCTTTTTTTTTACGTTGTCGCACGAAAGGAGATCGGGCAATGAAACTAAGGGATTACCAGAGCGAAGCGATCCAAGCGGTCGCGGACTCGCTGAGAAGAGGGGTGCGCGCACCGCTTGTCGTCGCGCCGACGGGTAGCGGAAAATCAGCCATTTTGGGGGGAATTGTCAGAGATTTTTGCACGATGGGCGCGCGGGTTTTGGTGGCAACGCACCGCAAAGAATTGATCGCGCAAGATGAAAAAGCGATCCTTCGGGTTTGGCCGGAGGGGACGGGGCGCGTTGGGGTGTACAGCGCGGGCCTCGGAAGGCGCGAGGTGCGGACATGCACCGTTGCCGGGGTGCAAAGCGTCGCACGTCGCGCGCGCGAGCTTGGCAAGATTGACGTAGTGTTGATCGACGAAGCACATCTCGTCTCGCCGAAGTCGGACACGCAATACGGGCAACTCTTGCGGGGCCTTTACGAGAGGAACAACGATCTTTGCGTTGTGGGTTTAACGGCGACACCGTACCGCTTAGGGCAAGGTTTACTAACGCAAGGCGATGGGAAAATTTTTGAAACGATCGTTTACGACATCGAGATCAAGCGATTGATTCGCGACGGGTTTCTCTCGCCCCTCGTCTCGTCAAAAGTAAGCGCGGCGATTGACCTGGACGACGTCAAGATAAGCGGTGGAGATTATGTTCTGGCGGATCTTGAACTCGCGGCCGACGTGGACTCGATTACTGACTCCGTCGCGCGGGACATCGCATCGACCGGGCGCAAGTCGATTCTGGTTTTTGGATGTTCTGTCGCGCACGCATCGCGGCTCAGGAACGCGATCCGAATGCAGGGAATATCGTGCGAGACCGTCGTGGGGGAGACGCCGAACCGGGATCAGATCCTCGCCGACTTCAAAGCGGGGCGCATCCAGTGTTTGACGTCGTGCGATGTGTTGACGACCGGATTCGATGCGCCGAATGTCGATTGTCTTGCGATCGTGCGCGCGACGCTCAGCCCTTCGCTTTACGTTCAAATTTGCGGGCGGGGTTCGCGCATCGCCGAGGGGAAGAAAGATTGCGTTGTGCTCGACTACGGTGGCAACGTCGCACGTCACGGCCCCATCGACGCGATAAAGATCGAACCAAAGACGTCGAGGGGAAACGGTAAAGCGCCAATGAAAATTTGCCGCGCGTGTTGGGCGGAAGTTCACGCAAGCGCGAGGACGTGCGAGTATTGCGGTCACGAATTCCCCGCGCCGATCAAAAAAGCAAACGAACGCGCGTCTCGCCTTGCGGTCATCAGCGAGGACGACGAGAAGGCGGAGCCGGTGCGTCGAGAAGTCGAGCGAGTCGAGCGGACACGGCACGAGAAAGATGGAAAGATTCCCTCGATGCGGGTTTCGTACTACGGGCCGGGGACGAGAAGCGACTATCACCCGATCGCATCGGAGTGGATTTGCGTGCAGCACGACGAGGGAAATTTCGCACGTCGGAAGGCGGAGTCGTGGTGGCGGCAGCATTGCGATCGCGATGTCGCTTGCCCGTCGACGGTATCGGAGGCGCTCGAGCTTGAGGACTATCTTCGCCCGGTCATCGCGATATGGACGAAGCCGGACGGGAAATACACGCGCATCACCGGATACGAATTCGGCGAGACCCGGGAGCCGGGCGACGACGATGATGAAGAGATCGCGAGCGAGACGACGGAGGAGGAGGATATCTGGGGGGACGAGATCCCTTGGTGAAAAAGAAACCCCGGGCGAATTCCCGGGGTTTCCACGTCTTAGGTAGGGTTCATTTGCGAAAACAGTGAACGGCTTTTCTACAATGATCTCAAAAAAAAGCAAGCCCGACGCGGGCCGGGCTTGCTAGGCAATGACGGACAGAGAGAAGGGGGTGTCCGCGGATCTGATTGTAGCGGTTGATTTTGCGGCGTCAATCCTCTACTTACAAAAAGACCGCGTGGTTTGAGTGCAGTCAAGCCCGCACGACAAAACGATCAAATCACGCGGGAGGACTTCCCGGGCGACGCTGCACCGTTGCCTGGGAAGTCTTCGTTTTTGGGGCTTGAAATATGTTGAATCAAGAACAGCAGGCGGCGGCGGAGTTCATCGTCGCCGGATCTCTTTTCGGCTCGGTCGGTCTAGTGGGATGGGCCGGAACCGGGAAGACGTACACGACGGCGGAAGCGATCCGGCGTCTCGATGCGCAAGGTCAACGGGTAGCGGTCCTCGCGCCGACGCACAGGGCGTGCGATGTCCTCCGGGGCGAGCTTGCGAAGGCGGGCGTATTTGTGGACGTGTCCACGGTTCACGCCGGTTGCGGTCTCGTGCCTTGCGATAAAACTGGCAAGGCGCTCGAAGTCGCGGAGCCGGTCGCAGCGTCGGCCGACGTGGTGATCGTCGACGAGGCGTCCATGGTCTCGACTCCGCTTCTGGTGGCGCTCAATAAACTTCCAGGGCGAAAGATATTCGTCGGCGACCCATACCAACTCCCCCCGGTGAACGAGAAGAAACCCCCGGCGTTCGAGGGGATTGAATGCGCGCGACTTACAAAGACGGTTCGATATGCAGAAGGCAGCGACCTCGACGAACTCACGGACGCGCTTCGACAGTGCATCGACAAAAAGATTCTTCCGAATATCGAAGCGATCGAGCAGCGGATGCAGTTCTTCGACGGCGGAGTCGAGACGGCGTCGGATCTGTTTCGCGCGTGCAGTGACGACGCGATCGTTTTGGCCTATCGAAACGAAACGGTCGCGTCGATTTGCGCGCAAATCCAGGGGGGCGAGACGTACGATTTCCTACCCGGGGAGCCGGTTGTTTTTCTCGAGCAGTGGGCGCCGTTCGTCGCGGAGCGGGGGAAGAAAGGGCGATTCGTGAGGCGCGCGCACAACGGGACCGAGGCGATCGTCGAGTCGGTTGAAAACAACGTCGCGAGACTTCGCTTTGCAAGCGGGGGGACAGCGGATGCGCCGGTTATTCCCCCGGGGAAAGTCGCCTGGTTTTTGAATCTAAAAAAGACGGTCGGCGCAATGTACAATTGCAAGCGCGAGCAATGGCAACGGGTATGCGACACGACGCCAATCTTGAAAAAGTTTCGAGATCAAAGCGCGCGCGAGGCAAAAGAGGAAATGTCGCAATACGCTTGCTTGCGGCAGACGTGGGCCTCGACCGTTCACAAAGCGCAAGGTGGATCGTACGATCGGGCGATCGTCATGTGGGATGATCTCGTCTCGCAAAAGCGCGACCCGGAGATCTTTTCTCGTCTTCTTTATGTTGCGATCACACGATCGCGTAACGTCGACCAACTATTTTTCGTGCGGGGTGTCAAATGAAAGAATGGATCAAGGCGTATCTAGATCTTGGATGGAGTCTTTGCGCATTGCGACCAGGGCAGAAAGGCCCATACATGCGCGATTGGGGACATCTCAATCTTGACGAAAGCCATTGGCGGGCGAATCCGAACGACGGCGTCGGACTCATATTGGGGCGCAGCGGGATTGCAACGATTGACGTCGACGACATAGATGCGGCGCCGATTGCGCTTGAAGCGGTCGGCGTGGACCTCGATGAATTATTAAACGCGCCGGATGCGGTGCGTATCGTCTCGCGGGAGGGGCGGGCGAAGTTGGTTTACCGAGTACCGGAAGAGATGAGATCTTTTGTCGACCGAAAGCGGGCGATCAACTGGAAGAACTCGTACGGCACTTCGTTTTGTGTCATCGAATTTCGTGCGGGTTCGGAGCAACTACAAGACGTGTTACCGCCTTCGATTCATCCGACGACGGGGAAACCGTATTTGTGGGAAGGCAACTTCGCGCGGATGCCAGACCTACCGGGAGAACTCGCGGCGATTTGGTATGATTGGGAGAGCGCATCGGGGCGGATGAAGGACGCCGATCCGTTTCGGACCAAAGTCGCGGGCGTCAAACCGAAGCGGACGATCGACTTCTCGAATCGGGAGGGCGGCGACGTCATCGGGAAATTCAATGATGCGTTCTCGGTTTGGGACGTCATGTCGCGCCCATCGCTTCAAGCGCACTACATCGAAGCGGGCGCGCGATGGGCGCGCAAGGGAAGCAAAGAGATGGCGGGCGTGGTGGCGCTCGAGTGCCGGGAGGGAAGCGGACATCATCGACTATACTCGCACCACGGGGGGGATCCTTTGATTCCCTACACGTCGACGGACGCGTTCGGGATGTTTTGTCTTGCGGAGCACGCAGGAGACTATCGCGCAGCGGTGAAAGCGGCGGCGTATGAACTCGGCTTGCCGAGCCTGGAGATTCAGCAGATGACAGTGAGTGAAGAGCAGGTGGGCGCGCTTGTCGCGTCTGGGGAACGGGCGATCGTGGTGAAACCGGAACCGAAGGGCGGGGAATTGATCGCGCTTCCGACGTACAAGATCGAAGACGAGCCGGACCCGGACGCGGAGACGTTGATCGAAGCGCCGGAATCGCTTGTCGGGCGAAAGATTCCGGTCGATGCGGCGCAAGAGCTGGCGGAGTGGATCGCGACCTCGGTGGGCAAGGCGAAGATCTCGGCGGTCATCCAGACGACGCTTTCCATTGTCTCGCACCTTGCCGGGCGGCGCTATGTCTCCGAGCGCGGGGTCATGCCCGGGGTGCTATTTGCGCTTCTCGACGACGCGACGGTGAACCTTGCGCCTTACTTGCGATGCGTCGACGATGTCCTGGACATGCTAGGGGATTATGACGCGGGGAATATCGGCGGGCGCATCCGGTATCTGACAGAGAAAGCGGGCAACGAGATCTCGACGACGACGGGACTTGTCGAGCATTATCGCAAGTCGCCGCGTTTGTTGTGGGGGAGCACGTCCATCGCAACGCTTCTCGAGCGGGAGTCGCGCCAGATCAACCCGACTTTTCAGAGCTTGCTAGATAAACTCGGCGAGATACGACACGGATCGTCGCTTCACTTTCCGCAGACGAAGGGCGACACCTACACGATCAGGGTTCCGGCGGTTGCGGGGCTTTGGGCCTTGACTCCGCACAGCGTTGGGGGGCTTGTTCGCACGACGACGCGTTCAGGGCTTCTCCAGCAGACGATCGTTGCGGATGCGCTCGGCGAGTCGGCAGCAGGATACAGCGGGCGACGTGCGCTATCTGGGGGCGTCGTGGCGGCATTGAAAGAGATCACGTCGCGGGACGCAAAAGCGAATCATATCTACCCAGACACCGACGACTTTCAGGTTTATGGCCCGGTGCGCGTGCCGGTCGAAGCGGAGGCGGCGCAAATCTTTTCGGACCTTTCGAGCGAGATCAAGCGGTCATGCGGTGAGGGGGATCGCTTGCGCGAGTACCCGCTTCGCGGCGCGGCGCGCGGGTGGGCGGAAGCAGCCGAGGCGATCGCGCTTGGGCTGGCGGTTTTGCGAGACGCGCACGACCCACGAATTTCGGCAGATCTGGCGGTTTGGTCGGCAGCGTGGATCTCGGATTGCTGGCGACTTTTCCGGGAGCGCATCGGGTACGCATCGGAGGACACCGCAGACGCAGAGAGAGCGATTCTAGAGCGCTTGCGGGCAGTCGGTAGGGTAGGGGCTACGACAAGCGAGCTTCGTCGTTCTCTGCGCGTCCTGCGCGGTCTGAGTAGCGATCGGAGAGATGAGATCCTTTCCACTCTCGAAGCCGACGGTTTGATCGCAAGCGCGCGAAAGACAGGCGGGACGCGCTGGTATTTGAAAAAGCAGGAAAAATAGGGGCGTCTCCTCCTTTGCAACCTTCAATGCAACCTTTTCTTAATGTTTTTCAGTGACTTAACTGAGAAGGAAGCATGAGACCTATACGCGCGTGCGATATAAAACGCGCGCACGTAGGTCTCTTGCTTCCTTCTTAATCAAACCCCCGGAAAATAAACGAAAAAGGTTGCACGCGAGGTTGCAAAGGGGGAGCCACGGGAACCGTGGAAAACGGCGCGGTGGATTATGTAAACTCGATGTTGGTGAGGGGGCAAAAAGTGATCGCAAAAGTGATCGCAGGTGTGACCGAGGGGCGCGATCTACAGATCCGGATCGCCGGAAACCCGCAAGTATATGCGGAATTGAAAAAAAAGTGTTGTTTGCGTCAATGCAACGCTTGACGTTTCCGCAGGGATCGCTACAATGGTTGCATGACAACGGCGCCGCGGCGCAGAGAGAGGGAATCATGAAAATTTCAGATAAAATCTTGGACATGATGCGCTTAATTGACTTCGACAACGAAATAAAATTTGCGCCGGAGGGCACGACGGAAGCCGATTTGTTTGGTGTCTATGACGCAGAAGAATTCGATGTCGACGAAGACGAAAGCAAGCATTGCGAACGATATCGTGGCGCGGCAAAAGAAGTGGAAATTCCCAATCTTGACGATCTGTACTGAGAGAAAAAAAAGAGAGAGAGGAAATCATGAACTACGAAACCGAACTTACGATTTGCGCAGAGAGTATCGCACGATGGGCGATTGACGCGGGGTGGAATCCAGATCTCGGCGGGTACGAATTGACTGAAGCGGATCTGGAGTATGTGCGCGGCGAGCAACCGGATTCGCTCGATTGCCTTCCATTTTAGTACGAT